CAAGGATTTGCAGAAAGAAGGTCAAAATAAATTATATCATGTAATAAATGATTACATACCTAGGTCTGTTTTTACAAGAAAAAACAGAGCCAAGACTTGGTTATACGGATATAATGAAAAATATGATTTAGTTGTTATTTCTAAAAATGGAACTTTAGGAGAAATAATAAATATAAATGGTTTGGCAATTGGATTACCAGTCGCCCCAAAAAATATTTACAAACGTTCTGAAAACAAAAAAGAGCAGTATTGGCAAAGACATGAGTTGTCTAAAGATTTGTTAAGAATATCTTCTATTTTTCAATGGAATGAAAGGCCTGCAGGTTTTAAAAATAAATGGATAGATTATATAGAGCAAGAGTTTGATAGAAGAGACTTAGGATTTTGGTTTTACAATAACGGAAACCCTACTTATATAACCGGCTCTCATTATATGTATTTACAGTGGACTAGTATAGATGTTGGTTATCCTGATTATAGAGAGGCAAACAGAATATTTTTTCTTTTTTGGGAAGCATGCAAAGCTGACAAAAGAAGCTTTGGTTTAGATTATTTAAAAATAAGACGTTCAGGTTTTTCATTCATGGGTTCTTCAGAATGTGTGAATACTGGAACGCTTGCTAAAGATTCAAGAGTGGGTATACTTTCTAAAACAGGTTCTGATGCAAAAAAAATGTTTACCGACAAGGTTGTACCTATAGCTAATAGATTACCTTTCTTTTTCAAGCCTATACAGGATGGTATGGATAAACCCAAAACAGAACTTGCTTTTAGAGTTCCAGCTGCTAAAATAACAAAAAAAAATATGCACGAGGTTATGGATGAAGAGTTGACTGGTCTTGATACTACTATAGACTGGAAGAATACAGATGATAACTCTTATGATGGTGAAAAACTTTTGTTGCTTGTACACGATGAGTCAGGCAAGTGGCTTAAGCCAAACAACATACAAAACAACTGGCGTGTTACTAAAACTTGTTTGAGGCTAGGTAGTAAAATAATAGGTAAATGTATGATGGGCTCTACATCAAACGCGCTCAGTAAAGGTGGTGAAAATTTCAAGAAGCTTTTTGAAGATTCAAGTTTGATGACAAGAAATGCAAATGGTCAAACTAAATCTGGTTTATATTCTTTATTTATTCCAATGGAATGGAATATGGAAGGGTTTATTGATAGATATGGTATGCCTGTATTTAGAAAACCTGACAAGCCTGTAAGAGGCGTAGATGATGAATGGATTACAACAGGAGCAATAGACTACTGGGAGGCTGAGGTTGATTCATTAAAAAAAGACCCTGACGCTTTAAATGAGTTTTACAGACAGTTTCCCAGAAGTGAGTCGCACGCATTTAGAGATGAAAGTAAAAGTTCTTTATTTAATCTTACTAAAATATATCAGCAGATAGATTACAACGACTCACTTATTTTAGAACATCATGTTACTCGAGGAAGATTTTATTGGAAAGATGGTATAAAGGATTCTGAAGTTATTTGGACACCAGATTCGAGGGGAAGATTTAAAGTTTCTTGGACACCAAATAAAGGGATTAATAATAAAAAAATAAAAAAACATGGTATTTATTTCCCTGCTAATGAACACATAGGTGCTTTTGGGTGTGATAGTTATGATATTTCTGGAACTGTTGGAGGAGGCGGTTCTAATGGCGCTTTACATGGTCTAACAAAATACAATATGGATGAAGCTCCTAGTAATGAGTTTTTTCTTGAATATATAGCTAGACCACAAACCGCTGAAATATTTTTTGAAGAAGTTTTAATGGCTTGTGTATTTTATGGTATGCCTATTTTAGTTGAAAACAATAAACCTAGATTGTTGTATCATTTTAAAAATAGAGGATATAGAGGTTACAGTATGAACAGACCTGACAAACACTACAACAAACTATCAAAAACAGAGAAAGAATTAGGAGGTATTCCTAATACAAGTGAAGATGTAAAACAATCACATGCAGCAGCAATAGAATCATATATAGAAAAACATATAGGTATAGACTTAGAAGGGGCATACAGAAGCAGTGATGAAATGGGAAGTTTTTATTTTACAAGAACATTAGAAGATTGGGCTAGGTTTGATATAAGCAGTAGAACTAAGTTTGATGCTAGTATTAGTTCGGGTTTAGCAATAATGGCAAATCAAAAAAACGTATATCTCCCTCAGCAAAAACAATCAAAAATAAGTCTTAACTTTGCAACATATAATAATAGAGGAACATTAAGCGAATTAATTAGATGAAAGAAGTAAATATTAACATTTCATCAGTTGGATTTCCAAGTCAGTTTGTTTCTGATTCTGTTAAGGAGACAGCTGAATTTGGTTTACAAATAGGACAAGCAATACAATACGAATGGTTTCGTAAAGATTCAAACGGTTGTAGGTATTATACTCAATGGAGAGATTTCAATAGATTACGTCTTTATGCCAGAGGGGAACAATCTATTGCTAAATATAAAAATGAATTAGCAGTAGATGGAGACTTATCTTATTTAAATTTAGACTGGACACCCGTACCTATCATACCTAAGTTTGTAGATATTGTAGTTAACGGAATGTCGGACAGATTGTTTAAAGTCAAGGCTTATGCTCAAGATGCCTTATCACAATCAAAAAGAAATAAATATCAAGAAATGATTGAAGGTCAAATGGCAGCAAAAGATGTTTTATCTCTAATACAAGAAGGAACAGGTTTTGACCCTTTTATAATGAATCCTGACGAATTACCTGCTAGTGACGAAGAGCTTTCCCTTTACATGAATTTAAATTATAAGCCTGCTATAGAAATTGCAGAAGAAGAAGCTATTAATACAATGTTTGCTGAAAATCATTATGATGATATTCGCAAAAGATTAGATTATGATATGATGGTAGTTGGTATGGGTGTAGCAAAACATGAATTTTTACCTGGTTCAGGAGTGGACGTTTCTTATGTTGACCCAGCTAATGTTGTCTATAGTTATACTGAAGACCCTAATTTTAAAGATTGTTTTTATTGGGGCGAAATTAAAACAGTTCCAATAACAGAGCTTATTAAAATAGACCCCACTTTAACTAGAGAAGATTTAGACCAAATTTCTAAATACTCGCAAAGCTGGTATAACTATTTTAATGTTGCTCAGTTTTATGAAAATGATATTTTTTACAGAGACACTTGTACGCTTCTTTATTATAATTATAAAACCACTAAAAAAATGGTTTATAAGAAAAAAATTAATGATAACGGTAATATCAAAATGATAGAAAAAGATGATGGTTTTAATCCACCTGATGAGATGATGCAAGAAGGTAATTTTGAAAAGGTAGAAAAAACAATTTACGTATGGTATGATGGAGTTATGGTTATGGGAACTAATATAATATTAAAATGGGAACTTGCTAAAAATATGGTAAGACCAAAGTCTTCTTCACAACACGCTATACCAAATTACGTTGCTGTAGCTCCAAGGATGTATAAAGGAGTTATAGAATCATTAGTAAGAAGAATGATACCTTATGCAGACTTGATACAAATTACTCATTTAAAACTACAACAAGTAATTGCGAGAACAGTCCCCGATGGTGTGTATATAGACGCCGATGGTTTAAACGAAGTAGATTTAGGCACAGGTGCTGCTTATAATCCCGAAGATGCTTTAAGACTTTATTTTCAAACAGGTAGTGTTATAGGTAGAAGTTATACTCAAGAGGGCGACTTTAATCAAGGTAAAGTTCCGATACAACAGCTTACAAGCAATTCAGGCGCTTCTAAGGCACAAATGTTAATTGGTAACCTAAATCACTATTTAGATATGATTCGAGCTGTAACAGGCTTAAATGAAGCGAGAGACGGTACTATTGCTAACTCTGACGCTTTGGTAGGGGTGCAAAAATTAGCAGCATTAAGTTCTAATACCGCTACTCGCCATATATTAGACGGAAGTCTTTACATATATCGTACGTTAGCTGAAGCTTTAACTTATAGAGTAGCGGATATTTTAGAGTATGCAGATTTTAAAGAAGACTTTATTAATAAGATTGGTAAATACAACGTGAGTATATTAGGAGAAATTTCAGATTTATATATATATGATTTTGGAATATTTATAGAACTTTCTCCTGACGAAGAACAAAAAGCAATGCTTGAACAAAACATACAAATGGCTTTATCTAAACAAGATATTAATTTAGAAGACGCTATTGATATCAGAGAAATTAAAAATTTAAAACTGGCAAACCAATTGTTAAAAGTTAAAAGGAAAGCAAAAGAAGAGGCAGACAAAAAGAAAGAATTGGCAAAACAAGCAATGGTGTCGCAGCAACAAATGCAATCACAACAATTAGCAGCACAAACAGCCATGCAAAAGATAGAAATGGAAAACCAAGCAAAAATGAAGTACAGGCAAGCAGATATTGCTTTTGAAATAGAAAAACAAAAAGCTGAAGCTCAATTGAAATCTCAGTTAATGGAACAGGAATTTCAATACAATATGCAAATTCAAGGATTATCTCAAAATCAACTAAGCCTAAGAGAGGATGCTAAAGAAAAAGCAAAAAGTGAAAGAATTAGTCAACAAAACACTCAACAGTCAGAATTAATAAATCAAAGAAAAAATAATTTACCACCTAAAAATTTTGAATCTAACGAAGATACTTTAGATGGTTTTGACTTAGCTGAATTTGAACCTAGATAATGTGTTTAAATTTTCCTTAACTTTGCAATAAATTAAATTAAATTAAATGGATATAAAAGTAAGAGAAGTAACGACTGAGGAAAAGTCGTCTCAACAAATAGAACAAGAGTTGCTTGATAAGCACGAAGAAACTCAAAATAATACTCAAGAGGATGCACAACCTCAAGAAGTCGAAGTAAAAGATGAAACAAAAGAAGTTGAAAATGTACAAGAAGAAGAAAAAGAAGAAATAAAGGAAGAGCAAGAAGCTCCTCCTGAACAAGAAGAGCAACCCCCTGTATATAAGGAGATTGCTGAAGATGAAGTTCTTTCATATATTGGTAAAAGATATGGTAAGGAAATCAATTCTATTGATGAATTGATTAGCCGTCGAGAAGAAGCTGAAGAGCTTCCTTCTGATGTGGCTGCTTACTTAAAATATAAAAAAGAAACTGGACGTGGCTTTAATGACTTTGCAAAACTGCAAAAAGATTACAGCGATTTAAGTTCAGATGCTTTGCTACGTGAATATTATTCTATAACCGAAGAGGGGTTAGATTCAGAAGATATATCATCGTTACTAGAAGAATTCGACTATAACGAAGAAACACACGAACCTTCTGAAATAAAAAAATTGAAACTAGCAAAGAAAAAAGAGATTGCTAAGGCAAAAAGATTTTTAAAACAACAGCAGGAACAATATAAACAGCCTCTTGAGTCAAGGGAAAGTTCTGCCTCTGCTGACAATGAAGAACTTATTGAGTATAGGCAATACAAAGAGACGGTTAAAACACAAGAAGAGAACGCAAATTTAAAACGTGAATGGTTTGTCAAAAAAAGCGACGAAGTATTTAGTCCTGAATTTAAAGGTTTTAAGTTCAATATAGAGGACAACGAAATAATTTATTCTCCTGGTAGTGCTTCTGAACTTAAAAAAGCTCAAGAAACTCCATTAAACTTTATAAACAAGTATTTGGATTCTAATGGGTATATAAAAGATGCAGAAGGATATCATAAGTCTTTAGCCATCGCAATGAATCCTGAAAAATTTGCTCAGTTTTTTTATGAACAAGGCAAATCACAGGCTACAGATGATGTAATGCGTAAAACTAAAAATGTAAATATGAGTGAGCGTAATGCACCTGAAGTTTCTGTAAAATCAGGGTTTCAAGTAAAATCTGTTTCTCAGCCATCAAGCCGAGGACTCAGAATTAAGAGTATTAAAAAAACGTAATAATAATTTAAAATAATATAAAATGGCAGGACAAGTAAAAGCGACACCAACGTTCGCTCTAACTCCGAGTTCGGAAAGAACTCCAACCTCAGAAAACTATATTGTAAATTTTGATTTCCTAAATCAGTATCTACCTGATACTTATGAAAAAGAATTTGAAAGATACGGTAATAGAACGATTTCATCATTTTTAAGAATGGTGGGAGCGGAGATGCCTACAAACTCAGACCTTATTAAATGGGCTGAACAAGGTAGGTTACATACAAAATACACTCAAGTCGGTTCTGGTGGAAACGCTGGTGATGACCAAGTAGTATTCCAAGTAAATGATGCTTTAGACCCTACAAATGCAGAGCAAGTAATCAGAGTTGGACAAACAGTTATGATTGTTCAAAACGATGGTTCAGGTTCTAACAAAGCAGTAGTAAGTGCAGTAAACAATGCCGGTGGTGGTAGAGGACAGTTCACAGCTGACTTTTACGAAGCAGGTGGTTTAGTAACAGCAGGTACTGGTGCAGCAAACTCAGATGTAACAGTATTCATTTACGGTTCAGAATTTAAAAAAGGAACAGCAGGTATGGTAGGTTCACTAGAATCTAACGACTTCATCTTTGATAACAAGCCTATTATCATTAAAGATACTTACAACGTATCTGGTTCTGATATGGCTCAAATCGGTTGGATTGAAATTACAACAGAAGATGGTGCGACAGGATACCTATGGTACTTAAAATCTGAGCACGAAACAAGATTAAGATTTGACGATTATTTAGAAACAGCAATGATTGAAGCTGTACCAGCTGAGCAAAACTCAGGTGCTGCTGCCATTCTTGGTAGCTCTGGTGGTGCTGCAAACCCAGGCGCTGGTTCTGATGGTATCTTTTTTGCAGTTGCAAATAGAGGAAACATCTGGGATGGTGGTAATCCAACTACTCTAGCAGATTTTGATTCTATTATTAGTAGACTAGACAAGCAAGGAGCTATTGAAGAAAATGTAATTTTTGCAAACAGACAATTCATTTTTGATATGGACGATATGCTAGCTGCTCAAAACTCATACGGAGCAGGTGGTACTTCTTATGGTCTATTTGACAACGACGAAGAAATGGCCCTCAACCTTGGATTCTCAGGATTCAGAAGAGGTTATGACTTCTACAAAACTGATTGGAAATACCTAAACGACCCAACTATGAGAGGTGGTTTACCATCAGGTGCAGGTTCAGGTAAAATCAATGGACTATTAGTTCCAGCTGGTTCTACAAGTGTTTACGACCAAATTCTTGGTAAAAACGCAAAAAGACCTTTCTTACATGTAAGATATAGAGCTTCTGAAACAGAAGACAGAAGATATAAGACGTGGATTACTGGTTCTGCTGGTGGTGCTGCGACTAATGATATCGATAACATGCAAGTAAACTTCTTGAGTGAGAGAGCTGTATGTACTTTAGGTGCAAACAACTTCTTCTTATTCCAAGATTAATAATTAATTCAAAGGGGTACATGAGTGTGCCCCTTTTTTAAATTTAAATTAAATTAAATCAAATGAAAAAAGAAAAGAAAAGTCCACAAGTGGACACAGTTATTAAAACACCCAAAAAGTCTACTCCTAAATTTGTAGACAAAAGCTATAAACTTACCAGAGAAATTGCACCATTATCTTTGATATTGGCATCAAGGCATACTACAAGATATCCTCTATTGCACTTTGATGAAAAAACTGGTATGAATAGACCATTAAGATATGCACGTAATCAAAACTCACCTTTTCAAGATGAGCAAGATGATAATGCTATTGTTGAGCCTATAGTTTTTGAAGACGGATTTTTATTCGTTCCAAAAAACAACCAAATATTACAAAAGTTTCTATCGCTTCACCCAGGCAACGGTAAAACCTTTGTTGAAATAAACAAAGCTAAAGAGGCTGCTGAAATAGTTGAAGATTTAAACTTAGAAGTTGATGCTTTAATAGAAGCAAGACAGCTAACGGTTGAGCAGGTAGAAAATGTTTCAAGAGTTCTGTTTCAAAAGGATGTTTCTAAAGTTACAACCTCTGAGCTTAGAAGAGATATATTAATATTTGCTAAACAAGACCCAGCAGGTTTTATGAAACTTTTAAAAGACCCTACTCTTAAATTTACAGCTATGATTCAAAATATTTTAGATAAAGGTTTGATACAAATGAGAAATCAAAAACGTGAGGTATGGTTTAACACACCTTCAAATAAAAAGAAAATGTGTAATATACCCTACGGTGAAGACCCACTGTTTATTATATCATCTTACTTTCAAAGTGATGAAGGTTTAGAGTCTTATAAGCATCTAAAAGCGTTAGCAAAAAATTCGTAACTTTGCTTTTTGTTTAACCCATAAAATTTTTAACATGGCAAAATATATAACTTTAGATACAGCAAGTGACGGTAATGTTCACGTTAACACAGACCAAGTTCTTTATGTAGAGACAGCAAGTTCTACTGCAGGAGATATTTTTCTGGCTAATGGAACACACAAATTAACGGTAACTGGAACTGGACTGACTTCAGGTTTTGCTGAGAATGTAAATGCAGCGCTAGT